GCGGAAGACGGTACGGATCATGTCATTGATGATGGTGCTGGTGGCGATGCAAACGCTATTGATATAGTGTATCAGTTTTCTATTGGTGGTAACCGTATTGCGTCAGAGGTGTTGTTCAAGGGTTATCTCAATGGTAATAATGACAGCATCAACATTCAGGCGTATGATTTTGTTGGCACGGATTGGGAAACACGCCACGTTCTGGGTGGCCAAGCTGGAACTATCAATCTATCAGAAACCATTACACTTTTGTCAAAACATACGGGCAGGACTGGTGCAGACATTGGTTTAGTTTTCATTCGGTTTGTTTGTACGGGGCAGAGCAATCCCACGCTTACCATAGATGAATTGTTGGTAGGAGCATTAGCCCTAGCTGGATCGGTTGGTTATGCGGATGGAGCTATCTGGGTTGATACAGTTAGCGGTACGGCGGGCACGGAGAGTTTTGTCAACGGTACGGCTGACAATCCTGTACTGACGTGGGCTAATGCCGCAACGCTTAGTACTAACCTTGGACTCAAGCGGTTTCATATTGTCAACGGTTCGGCGATTGAACTCGTTGCTTCTGCTGATAGCTTTACGCTATTAGGAGACGCGTGGACGTTGGACCTTAGCGGTGAATCATGCTCTGCGATCTATGTTCATGGTGCAACAGTAAGTGGTATTTGTACCGGGGCGACAACTCCACAGTGGTCTCATTGCCTGTTTGGAACTACCACGCTTCCACCAAGCCATCTTACCGGTTGTGGATTCGATGGTACGTTGACCTTTGGCTCAGCGGGTGAGTTTACATTTGATCGTTGCCATTCGATGGTCGGAGGTACGAGCACACCTATCTTTGATTTCGGTTCCGGGCTCAATGCGTCTGAAGTCAACATGCGTAGTTATAGTGGTGGTATTGAGATTAGGAATATGGGAGCGGGAAGTGGTAGTTATAATATGAGCATGGAAGGTAATGGGCAATTGATTATTGCCTCTACTTGCTCACCTACCAGTACAATAGCGATTCGAGGTAACTTTACGATTACTGATAATGTGTCGGGTGGGTTTGTAGCTGGTGGTGGTGTTATTTCAGACGATGCCCGATTCGACGTGGCTCAGATAAATGCCGAATGTGATACTGCTCTGACTGATTACGATCCACCAACTAATACGGAGATGGTTGCTGCCTTTACTGAGATCAAGGGCGCTACGTGGGCCGCAGGTACGGATACGTTGGAGCATATACGAGATAAGCAAACGGATATTGAAACCGACACAGCTGAAATAGGAACAGCCGGAGCCGGTTTGACTGCCGTGCCGTGGAATAGCTCGTGGGATACCGAGGTCCAAAGCGAATGCACCGATGCGTTGAATGCCTATGATCCACCAACGGATACAGAAATGGATGCTGGATTGTCGGCATTAGACCTTTTGATTGATTCTGTTATAGCTAGGACAGAAAACCTACCCGATAGTCCAGCAGCGATTGGATCGGCAATGACGTTAGATGATTCCGAGGATGTCTATCATGCCGATGTATTTCTTACGAGGGATGCTCTGAATAGCCAAGACGAATACACGATAGTATGGTATAAGAACGGTACACCCGTGACGAGTGGGATTACTGTGCCGACGATTCAGGTAGTGAAGCGTTCCGATGGTTCTGACCTGATTGCCAGTACGGCGATGACTCAGATTGGTTCGACGGGATGCTACAAGTTGGATAGCTCGACAAGACTAACATCGGGCGAAGCGGCAGTCGCCGTTATCACAGCTACGATAGATGAATCTAGCCGAACGTGGCGACGGCCCGTGGGGAGGGATATATAAATGAACTTGTGTGAGTATTTGGAAGATAACCATTTTGATGTGTCTCTTGCCAAAGCTGTATCGGGTGTATATGAGAAAGGTGGTTTTGTTGGTGTTTGTGAACTTATGCTAATGACTGATCGTGATACGTTGGAGGAAGTCGTAACGCATTTGCTGGAATGGAAAAAGGTTTATGGTGGGGATTATGAATAATAATGATGATACGTTTCAAGCAATCTTTGAGCGTTATCGTATGTATAAGAAACGCTGCTTGCCTAGCCCATTTAAGACAAAAGCAGAGGAGTTGGACTATGCTAATGAGCTATTGATCGTAGCGATGGCAAAGCACAAGGATAAGAGGAAATGAAACCAGGATTGTTACCACAGATGTTGCTACGGGATATGTATGCCGTGATGGCTTATTTGGAGCCAAGCTTTCCGGTGTCCAAGTCGGTTGCTAATGTTGGTCCAGTATCTAAGTCTGTTGCCGATCTTGGTCCTACTTCGTCAACTGTATCGTCTGTGGGACTAGGCGGTTGTAGTTTGGAGGTTCCGACATGAGTGGCTGTGTAGAGTTTGCTCCTGGTATCTGGTTTGGGGATGCGTTCGGTATTTCTGATATGAAGGATACTGCACAATCCGTTATCAATGTGGCACATCACATTCGACGGAAATATTCCTATTGGAAAAACTTAGGCGGCTTGGACTGGCATACATGGTATTTTCGATTGGCTAGTCCTGATAGGAATGAGCTTGATGTTAATTACATTCATGCCTTGGAGAACATTTTAGATTCGGTGGATGAAGCTAATAAATATCCGTTGCTATGCCATTGTCAAATGGGTGGGCACCGTGGGCCAGCAGCGGCATTGTTTGCTGCTTGGCATGTAAATGGCCGAGATAATTTAGAGGCTTGGGTTCAACGAATGCAAGAGCTTAGGCCAGGCTTTGATGAGCGTTTGAATAGGCGTGTGTATCTGCGTTGTCTTTTACAATACTGCAAAAACGTAGAGAAGGCATCTGCGGGGGTATAATATGAGTATGTTATCTGTTTATGATTCCCGTGGTAAGTCTTGGGACATTACGATTGAAGACCCCGATGGTGAGACAATCACTCCGGGGGATAGTGATTTTGTACGGGCTACGATTAAGCGACAGGGACAGACAGCGGTGTTGACCGTGACTAGCGGAACGCCCACGGCCAATGGAAGCTTGATCACGAAAGGTGCTGCCAATCGACTGCGGTTGGATGCCTCTGATCTTACTTTCGAGCCGGGAGCGTATAGTTTGATTGTGGATTACTTCGACGCGGCTGATTCTTCTGAATGGAAGTTGGTCGAAAAACAAATACTTTACTTGGAGGGTTTATGACATGGCAGATAGATCATTAGCAATAGCAAGGCAGCCGGTTATTATTATCACGGGTGCCGGAAATACAACGTTGATTGTTGGCGTGGCTGGATATCGAATCCATATTGTGGGATTGGCTTTGTCAGTTGATGCCATAGCTCAGATTACGTTGCAAGATGAGCATACGAGTCTGATGGATATTCAGCTGGTAGCGGGAGGCGTGATTGTGCTGCCCGATAGTCGTGCTGGTTGGTTACGTTGTGCGTCAGGCGATGATTTTGTGCTAGCTAACGGAACTGCCGCAGATGTTGGCGGTACGATTCTGTATCGTATGGTTCCCGACCACATAGAATTGTAGGTAGGTTATGATTTACATTGCTGATATTTCCGAGATTCTATTGGAGCTAGGCTTGTCATCCACGGTGACTGATGAGGAGCGGGCCGTGTCGATTGCGTCGCTAAGGCGGGCGGAGGGAGCCGTCCGTCGTTATCTTCAATACGATCCATGCTACGGTGAGCATACGGAATACTATCCTAGGCAGTCCAGTCAGATAATGGGTGGGCAATTGGTGTGGGAGGTAACGGATACTGAAGCCGTTCAGCGTAGGTTGGCCGAAGCGGCAACTAGCGAGCTACAAGTACAGCACCTTCCGATACGTAGCATTACATCGCTGTATATCGACTACGATGGCCGTAGCGGGGCACGCGAGGGTAGTTTCGCTGTAAGTACCCTAAAGGTTGAAGGGACGGACTATTGGCCCAACTACGACGGTGTGGATAGCTCTAGTGTAAGTTTTTGTCGTGATGGTATAATCCGTGCGTTGGGTTCTTGGCCCACTACGCCGGGATGTGTCAAGGTTACATATATGGCAGGCTACGCAGCAGATGAGTTGCGTGGGCAGGATTCCGTACTTGATGCTTCGCCGATCCATGAAGCCGTATTGTATGATGCGGCCCGGCGTGTGCGTCGTATGTTTGCCTCTAAGAAACACGCATCGGCGGGTTGGATTGCCGGTATACTTACGAGCGAACGTATGGGTGATTACAATTACACGATTAGCCCTCAAGCATCCGATCATCTTATTGGCCCAGGTGAGTTAAGCGATGAGACGAAGGCTATGCTGGAGAGCTTTGCAAATTATGGAATTGCATTAGGAAGTTAGCCTTATGGGAGATTTTGATTATGTCACTTATGGATAACCTACCACACTTGGCGACGGCAAAGATTCGCACCCGTACACGGGATGACTTAGGCGGTTCCAAGGATTCCTGGACAACTGTGTTCACGGATCGGGCTTGCTGGCAACAGCCCGCTAGTGCTACGGATATAATGCTGTATCAGAAGCGTGAAATCAACGTGACCTACAAAATCTATTTTGCTAGTGATCCTGGTTTGAACGAAACGCATATTGTGGAGATAGGTGGCGTTAAGTTTGATGTAGTGTCTGTTGCAGATCCAGACGCCTCGGCGGGGCTTGGTGTTTTGTATCGTGTGATGGCAAACAAGTTTTCTGATTAATGATCCTTTTGGAAGAGGTGTTTGATAATGCGAGTATCATGCAATAGCTTAGCTGAGTTTTTAACTAACTTATGTGACGATTCGTTGATTGTGTTGTTTGGTGTTGTTTATTTTTCTATGGATCGACGGGCTATGGATGAGGGCAATCCACGGGATTCAGTACGCTATGAGGTATCCATCCAAGCATCAGCCGTTATCAGATCGAATGACGGGGAGTCGGAGTATCTTTTAGAATGCGGAGAACCGTGCGGAATGGATTGGTGTGATGCGTCCAATTCTCGTGAGGGTAGTGCATGTGCGAATCAATTACGAAAGAAACTGGAAGTATTCTGCGATGATCGCGGTCTGAAGGTCAGGCCGGGGGTTGTGGGTATTTAATAGAGGGAGAACGATTATGAATAAGGTTTATGATACGGAGAACGAGGCGGCTGATGCCGTTGCCGAGGTTATGCGTACCGTGACAAGGCATAGCGGACGTTGGATGGTAGCTATTTGGCAAGCTAATGAAGACGGTAGTATAACAATGGGGGATCGTAGTACCTGGCGGTTTCCGACTGCGGGGTTTTTGCCTGCAGTGCAACAATTGGTTGATTCGTGTGTCAACGATAAGGGTAATTCGCCGAAGGTTGACGGAACAGTTGATCGTCCGACTCCGCTACCATTGGCAAAGCCCTTTGGTGTGGTCACTGAAGATGAGCCTGTTTCTATTTCGATATCGATGAAACAAGTGGCCGATTGTCTGGAGCCCGCGTCTAAGGAAGTTGTTGAAGGTTTGTATGCTCAGCAGCCGCAGGAGGATACTCTAAATGGTAATTAGATTATTCAAACGACTGTGGGTACGTTGGCGGTTACGTGGCTTAAAGGGCGCTGGCAGGATGGCTGTTCGTTATCAAATAGAATCTGCTGCGATGCTGGAGCAATTAAAAGACAGAGCATCTGAACTATTACGGCTTCGAGTTGAGGTGCTTGACGTGGCTGAAAACGCGTCACGTGATGCAGAGGCTATTGACGTATTAAGTCGGCAACACGCCACTGTAGTTGAGTCATTACAAAGTCAATTAAAAATCCGTGAGGATGTTGAACTGCCTTTGTTGACAGCTATTAACGAAGCGAATCTACAACGGTATCGCACTGAGGTACAGATTCAGGCTTTGCGTCAAGTTGCACCCGATGATGCGGTGCGGGAAGGGTCATAGGTTTATCGTATGCGAGCACTTACTCATGCTTTAGAGGCCAGTCGAGGATACAGCCGTAAGGCTTTGGATGAAGCGTTACGGTTGAAACAAACTGGGCAACTATCGGAAACGTTAAGCTCGGCTGGTATTGGCGGGATGTCGGATTGGCAACAGCAGTCACGTAGTCGTGAAAGTTATTCTTTGTTTCGTGGCTGGTTGTATTCGGCTGTCCATGCACTGTCGTTGGAAGCATCCGGTCAACCCGTGCAGGTTGGCCATATTTCTGGATCTGTTGCTGAAGAGGGTAAACGCACTAGTCCAGGCGGTACTAAGGCTTATTGGTTGAATCGTATGCCTGCGACGATGCGTAGCAAGGCAGCGGCTCAGGAGCTTGAAATACTGGTCGATCATCCATTGCTCGATGCGTTGGAAAAGCCTAATCCGTTCCAGATGCGTGGTCAATTTGTTTATAGTTTCGTGGCTAACTTGAACTTGACAGGTTGGGGTTACATCATAGGCGGAAGAGATGAGGATGGTAGTATCGAATTGTATTCACTGCCTACGACTTGGATCAAGCCTAATGCGGATCGTACTAAGTTTAGAGTCGTGGATCCAACGAAATCCGCGCAGGAAGGTGAAGAGTTTGATGCCTCGCAAGTGGCTTGCGCGTACATGCCTAATCCGTCCGATCCACGACAGGCTAAATCGCCAGCTCAGTCGCAGATGTCCGCTATACGTATTGACGAGTATGTACAGTCTTCGCAGGAAAACTTCTTTCAACAGGGTGTATTGCCTTCTGTGTTGGTGACGCTAGGCAAACGACCTTATCCTAATAAGCGTGGTGAAGGGCGTCCTATTATCAATGATGCCCAGCGTCGGCAGATTTACGCCGTTGTTGCTCGTTATATGTCGGGTGTAGCAAACTTCAATCGTCCAGCTATCCTAGATGGGATGGTCGAGAACGTTTCGCGGTTTAGTCAGACGGCAAAGGAAATGGATTGGTCTAAGTCCGAGGATAAGGTCCGTGCAAGGATATTGAGTGCCTTAGCTGTGCATCCATATATATTGGGTGAAGTGATGCCCGGTAGTTGGGCTCAGGCTAGCATCATTGAGCGTCGGTTCTACAAACGGGTAAATACTTTTCTGGATATGCTTAGCACGGCTGTTACCAGCTTAGTCGGTACTGAGGAATCAGGAGAGCCTTTGTTGGTTTGGTGGGAGGGTTGTATACCATATGATCCACAAATACGTGATGCTCAGTTGCGTTTTGCACGGAACAATGGTGACATCACACAGAATGAGTTTCGGGCTGAGATTGGATTTGCACCAGACGAGGATCAGAATCAAGCTAATCTAACAACTGATTCGGCAAGAGTTGTAGCTACATTATTAGGACAGCTTGGGCAGGGTTTGGTTAGCAATGAACAAGTCAGCGCCGCTTTGATTGAGATGGGTTTGTCTAATGATGCTGCCGAACGTATCGCGGGTAAGCCTACGGATCGACAGACATTAGAGCGTGCTACTGATGAGTTGAAGCAATCCATTAATTTACTAAAGGCCCCGATGGGCAAGACTCCTTCTTTGATTCAACTTACATGAACCACTTAACGCTGACAACTAATCTGATTCAACTAGCTACGTTGGCTTTAGAAGTGAAACGCAGTCAGATTGCTTCTCAGCTGCGTTGTGAGTCTGTCAAAGCAGCCCACTTGGATGCTACGGATGCTACGGAACAGGACATAATGGCCGCGTTAGAGCCAATGTTTAAGAAGCAAGGTCAGGCTATGGCCGGTCGTCTGGAACAGTTGGGAAAGAATGCTAAGGCCGAGCAACTATTGAATGTCGAGCAAGCTACTGTTGAACTGGTTGACAACGTACTACCGATCCTTGCCATACGTATGGCCGAAGCGGCACATAATGAGTTGACATCTTTGGGTGTAAACTTATCGCAAGATAAATCAACTATCGTAGGTACTAAGTCTAGTACTGCTTCCGAATGGCTTGCCGATCAGGAAGAGGGTATAGATGAGTTGTTGGATGGTATGCCTCAGTTTACACCGGGCTCATTGCCTTACCGAATTGTCACGGAGTTACCATCATCCATGAAGCGAAGTATTGTCACTAACCTACGAGAATCATTTTCGCAGGATTACTGGAAGGATATTAGTGTAACAACGCAAGGCAATGCTAATACTATATTGGAGCGGGGTTTGCAGGATGGTTGGTCAACACAGCAAATGGCTAAACAGTTACGTGAATCGTTAGGCGGCGATCAGTATGCAAGAGCACGGGCGTTTAACATCGCAAGAACTGAGGCCGGAGGAAGTTTGAACATGGCCCGTCGTGGCGTGATGGATCAATTTCAAACGGACCTGGGCGATCAGATACCGATGAAGCCCACATGGGTCAGTGTGTTGGGAGATACAACAAGATCGGAACACGCTAACCTGGACGGCGTACCGGCTAATGAAGAGGGTCTATGGAATCTAGCTGGATACCTTGTTCCTGCACCAAGTCATTTCACGCTTCCGGTAGAACAACGCGCGAACTGCCAATGTACTTTGATAATGGAACTAGGGATGGAGAATGCAGAGGCAACACAACTGATAGGCGACTATTACGATCGGCAGGGTGGGTTTGGTTCTAGTGAACCTAAACCAAAACCTGAACCAAAACCTAAACCTAAACCAAAACCCGAACCTAAACCAAAACCCGAACCTAAACCAAAACCAAAGCCCGAAGAGTATGAAGAAGCATATGCTCAATGGTTACAATCATTATCAGAAGGTGAACGCGAGGCTCTATCAAGATACACAATGGATGAGTTTATAGGTATTAGGAGATGCCAAAATGCGGGTGTTAATTGTAGTAAGAAGATAAGAGCATTGATAGAAGGTTTATCGAGTGCTACAAAGAGGGCACCTAAATATGTAGGTGAAGTTCATAGAGGAATGGCGTTCAAAAATGTTGAGGAAAGGACACAATTTTTAGCCTCATTAAAGGCTAATGATTGGCAATTTCAAACAAAAGGTTTTTGTTCTACCAGCAAAAATATACATAAGGCTATTGAGTTTGCCTCTACGACTAAGAAGAAAGGCGTATTATTGACTATGAAGTCAAAGACAGGTGTGGATATAACACGCATGAGTGAGGTATATTCGGAGCAGGAAGTTTTATTTAATCGTGGTGTTAAGTTTCGAGTCAAGGAAATAATCCAACCTACAGGTTATGAGGATAAGGTGCGTATATTTTTGGAGGAAATATAACATGACAGACGGAGAAAGAGCGGAACGTATGGTGGATTTCAGTTTGGAAGAAGTTAATATAACTTTTGACTTAGGAGCAATCCCTCCATCTGAAGAGGACATTGAACAAGTGCAAGCGTGGCTAGATTCCGATGAGACAGAAATGGTCATCGGAGAATGATTATGTCCACAATGAGCTTAGTAGTAATCGTACTGGTTTGCTTTTTGGTTTTAATGTATGGCTTTTCCTTGGGCCGTCAGTATGGCGTTCAGTATGAACGGGAGCGTGGCAGTGATATGAAGATGATGAAACAATTAGTCGATGATGCCATAACGCGGTTGAATCCTGATGGCTTTTATATACTTAAACTAGTGCTTTGCCGGTGCGAGGATAAGCCGTCTGATGAGTTAATCCAATCGGTTGATTCAGTCGGAGTGCTCAAAAAACCCCAAAAGTGGCGGGATCAGTAATGGCTTTTCCAAGACTTGCCGATATACAATGCAGAAAATTACGCTTTCAAGCAGGCGACAAGCTACTAGTTCGGACGACGCATCGGTTGGAACCCTATGAGGAGAAGCGGTTACGACAATCTATTCAACGGTGGGCGGGTGTTGAAGTGGCAGTTATAATATATTGTGTAAAGGATATGCAAATTGATGTTGAACAGAGATGATAACTATAGGCATATATTACACGACGATGAGTCATTGTCTGTGTTTTTGCGGGCGATGAAACTGTTTGACCAGCGTTTTTGTGATGTAATGTCCGAGGGGCAAGAGTTCACGTTGCGTATGGAGGTGCATGGAATTAAGGGTAATCTGCTTCATGCTCGCGTATTCAGCGATGGTATTGACCGCCCACGGGGTAACAGTAAGTCACCACGTAGTAAGAGCAAAGTGCCTCAGCAACAAAAGATAGCATAAAATAAAATTGGGATTATAGTATATTCTAGCTCTTGTCGTAGGGTATATTTAAGTTAAGCAATAGTAAAGACATCTAGGCTCCTTTGGGCTGCGGTGCATTTGTGACCTATCCGTGAGAACGGGGTGTAGGTTTTAGATGAATCGACAGCCCTTTTTATTTGGGAGTTTAGTAAAGTGTCAAAAA